GATCAAGTTGCCTGAACAAGTCATAGCAGCAATTCCGTCTCTTCCGCAGGTCACAACGGTGGGGGTAACCGCTGCTGTGGGTGTGACTGCTGGTTTAGCAACGCCGCTGCTGCTTAAGGCTGTGAAACCTGCTGTGAAGAAGATTGCGAAGAAGATCCAGTCTTTGCTGGGGCGTAAGGCGAAACCGGTAAGCGTATTTGAGAGGAGACGGGCGCAGCGGTTGGCGCGGAAATAGCGTGCCTGTGCGGCAGAACTTGCCCTGGCTTGGGCTTAATTACAACATCGGCGCAGACAGCAAAGTAAGGCGACTTGGGGTGAAACTCAATGCCTTTTAGCTTGAGTTCGCCGCAGTTCTTGAGCCTGGCAATTTCATACTCAAGCCGCTTTGTTTCTGCGATCTGCCTGTGCAGTTTGATGTTGGCATCAGCCATAGCCTTGCATCGTTCTTGGAGGCCGCCGTCTAGAGGAATTGTTGCCTGGATCGACAAACCACCTGACCAGTTGTGAGTGTCTTTTTGACCTGTCCTGGTGGGCATTGTGTAGAGGACTCGTCCAGGATTATCGAGTACCCCATCCTCATTAAGATCAGAAAGGTCATATACGGGATCAGGAAAGTAATCCACATACGGAAGTTGCCAGCTCTTGGACCTGTTGACATAGGGTGTAACCGTAATGATGGGACCTTGGCATTGAATGCCGTTACCAAAGGAATTAGTGAATGCTTGCGATGGAGCAATCATCACTGCTTGGTTTGTGACACTGCCAGAGCTGGTTGCACTTGGAGCGGCAGTAGCAGACACGCCACCGATTGTTTCAGCATTAGCTGGTGACGCTAGGACTACTGCGAGAACGTAGAAATAGTGTCTGTAATTTGATCGATTTCGGTGACGCGCTGGATAGTGGTCACATTGCTGAGCCCTGGCCCTTTGTAGGTTTCTGAGAACTGCATAGCCGCTCCAGGGGTAATGATCTCCCAACTTGGCTTGTTGTTCACGTCGAGGGCTGACCATTCATTTACGGTTGTTGTGCCTGGGGTAAGGCTGGCACCGTTAACCGGGCCGATGTTAGTGCCGCTTACAGAGTATTCCCATCCAGTGCTGTAAGTTTCAGAGACTATGGTTTCCGTGACCTTGCTGGTGGTTTCAGTGTGGCTAGTCATGCTGCCGGTTTGAAAGTTAGGAATAACCGGAGCCGATTGCGCGGGTTTAGCGAAAGCAAGCGCTTCGCTTATTAAGCCACACAGCAGCAGGAGTAGAACACGCATCAGTCGATGGTGAGTTCAGTCACGAACTGGCCGATTGCCAAGGTGTTAGCCCCACCGCCGGTAACGGTTAGTGCTCCTGCCGGGGTAATTGTGCCTGCAAGTGTGCCAAGCGTCCCAGCAGCTGTGCTTTGCAAGCTGGAAAAATTAGGAGTTTCGCCTGTTGTTATTGCCGATGTTGGGACGGCATCGGCCTGAGTGTATGACTGACTGAAGCTGAAAGCGTTGCCGGGTGTGTCTTGCGTTGCAGCGATTGTACCCGGAGCGTAAACACCGGACGTGATCGTACCTGCTGAAATCGTATTTGCTGTAGTGCCGTCAGTCGTATCAACTCCTGAACCGCTGATTGAAAAGCTGGAGCCGATTCTGTCTGCTGTAGTCATAGCCCCGCCTACTTGGAGGCTGACTGAGCTGGTGATTTTGTGCATTAAGTCAGCATGAGCTGCTGGGCCGAAAGCCAGCAACGTAACCAAAGGCAGGAAGTGCTTCATTTTGGTGGCTCCTTTGAGTCAATCTTAGGTGGCTGTTTTTTCTGCTGGTTAGCAGACTTGCGCTCAATACCAAAAGAGGCCATTGCCCCCGTGAGCAAGCTAGCCACAAAAGTATTGTCCATTTTCATCTGCGGGAAGAAACCCAAATAAGAGACTGTTAGCAATGTCGCGCTCCACACCAAAACAGCGCATTTCACAAGGTCAGCAATTGCAACGCCTTCTTTTTCTTGATTTTCTTGCGGTTCTGCCATGATGGAGCGAGTGCCGAGGTCGAAGCATGGTTGAAGTTTGGGCCGCTGCCGCTGGAGCGTCAATCACTGTGGCTGGTCTTGGCGTCACCGGGCTAAGGCAGCAAAACCAGCAGGGCAGGGATTCACTGGTGCGGCTTACTGCTGCTGTGGACAACCTGAGCCGCCAACTTGACGTGCTGCATACAGATATCAGAAGCGTCAATCAAGAAGTCTTTGCAAGGCTGGGCGATTTAGAGCAAGCAGTGGCGAGACTGGAAGGGCACAGCAATCGAAACTAGACTTTCAGTAGTTGAACAATTCCAATGTTTCTGATCCTCAAGCCAATTCTTTTGCGGTTTTTGCGGTCTGAAAGCTTAAAGCGGTTGGTTGTAGATCTAATCAAGGCTTACGCAAAGCGCTCTGACAACACAGTGGATGATTCTGTTGCAGCCTTCCTAGAGAAAAATCTGTTTCCACCCAGGTCTAAAACATGATTCGCAAGCGCGTCATCTTTGCCGTGTTTTTGGGGATGCTGGCAACACTGTCCGGGATGCTCCTGTCTGCTGCGGGTTTAATTTATTACGCAGGTTTTGTTGATGGCGGCAAAGCCTGCAACACGTCAGCATTGGTGCGATGACGCCTCGCCTTAAGACCCTGATGGCGCTAGCACTATTGCCGTTCTTCGAGTTTTTCCGTGGAACGCCCCATCAAGCAGCAGCAGTCAAAGAGCTAGAAGATGCTCTGCCAAAAGAATTATTGGCGGAGGATGCAGCGTGGTTCGAGGCGTGGAAGGCTAGCGGCATCGCGCAAAAGGCAGTTGTCCCTTATGTCCACCAAATGGAGTTCAAGTACAAGGGGTATCGACGATGTCTAGACGCATCAGCGGCAATGTTGGCTCTTATGTACGGCAAGGTGAAAAGCGCCGAAGAGTATGGGGAGGTACGGAAAAGATTTGGCGACACGACAGACGTGAGAGCCCAGGTGAGGACGTTGAGAGAGATTGGACTAAACGCCGAGTTCAGGAATGACGCTGATGGAGCGTTAGTCGAAGCAGAGATCGCCAGTGGCCGCCCTGTTTTGGTCGGGTGGCTGCATAAAGGCAACCTGCTTCGAGGCCATCCACCTATGTGTGACTCGTACTCCTGCGGGCATTGGAGCGTGCTTGTCGGCTTTGAAGGCACCGAATCAACTGGAGACGCGCAGTGGGTTATGCACGACCCGATGGGCGCTCCACGCATTGAACGCGGCGGGCATGAAACTCGCTACGGCGGCAAGAACGTCAAGGTGCCCCGCGGCACGTTTAAGCAGCGCTGGCAAGTCGAAGGCCCAGGTTCTGGCTGGGTGATCCTTGTAGATGATGAGTAATTGGGGCACTGCGCATGGTTCTCGCGCCATGAGCTAATTAGCAGGCCGGGTGCCCCTGGCAAGCCTGACTGACCCGCCAATGAAGGTGGGAGATCCAACGGTACACAGAATCTGATCCGATGCCAGTTTCAAAAGAGTTCAAAAGACAAAACGCTTTGATCGTGCGTTACCGCCACCCACGTGAGGGTCCGCCGAGCTATTTAGTTTGGGAGCCTGAGAAGAGCTACATCTGTTTGTCGCGGGAAGAGCTGCTGAAGGCTGTGAAGTGGCCTAAATACACCAGCACGGGCGCGGCTTTACGGAAGTGGATCGAAGAGGTCGAGGTGGATATACCGCCAGATCCAGAGCCAGTGCAATGAATTTGTATTGGGCTTGGTCATATCTGGTTGCATTTTGGGCCACTGTGGTCATGGGTTGTAGTCAACCTGTGAATTGGAGTAACTGCTGGCCGCCCGACTGGCTAATGCAGGGGGTACATGATTACATGCGTGCAAGGGCTCCTTACTCCGAGGAGCGCAAGATATTGCAATCTTTGGAGCAAACCGATGGCCTGGGCGGACTGGATGGTTGTCAAGCAGACTCTTGAAGAGGAGTTGAATCTGGAACGTCAAGTTCGAAGCATCAGCAACACCGAAGACCTTCATGCGCTCCAACAGCTCTGCAGCGCGTTAACTCGGCAAAACTGGCACTACTCAAAGCTGCTCAAGCAGGCTGTGGGGCGTGTGGCTGAGCTGGATGTGCAGCGTATTTGCGATTAACGCCGCCGTGTATCGGCAATTTTCTGCAACGTCGGGAACGCAGATAACGGCTGGCACGTCAAAATACTTACGTCCACCCCGGACTGAAGGGCGGCGCTTGCTTCCGTTTCAAAGTAATAAAGGTCATTTTCGTATGTAACTTGTTCTACGGCTAAAGGTTTGTCGTTTTTGTCGTAACAGGTGTACCTAGCAATAGCTAAAGGCATCGAATCGTCGTTTTCAACGACGTGGCAGAAGTGGAAGTTAATTGCCTTAGGCACGCTTAGTTCTCTTTGATAAACAGACAATGACGGCAGCGACCAAGCTTTCTGCCTGCACCCTGTCCAGACCGTAGCTATAGCGGCGGCGAACCTCTGTAACAGTTTTGTGAAAGTCACCAGTGCTGACAGAAATACCTACATTTTTTGGGGCAGTCAAACGATTACGGACAAGCTCGGAACGTGCCATGCCTGCTTGTTTTGCTTCCTGGTCTAAACGAGCAATTACGTCTTCAGGAAGATAGGTTTTCACCTCTTTCATCAATCAGTCCTTAGGGAGGTAGGTTTTTTCTTCTGGTTTGTTGCGGCCTTCTACCCGATTTCGGATAGAGGACCGCCACTGTGCTTGGTCTTTGGCTGTGGCTTCGTTGTAAATTACAGTAGAAGTCACACGCTTCAGCTCTGAATAAATAGCCTGGCGAATCCAAGCCGTGGCTCGCATATCGCCTTTTTTAGCCAAGTCCTCGATCAGCTCTGCTCTGTTCGGGTCTACCAAAACCTGGTAGTAAATTTTTTGCCCGTGTCTAATCGCCATGTGGACTAGGTTACTACAAATAGGCTACCACATTACAGAAGGATCTACCTTCTTTTTCCAAGCAGTTGCTTGAGCCTTACGGGCCTGAGCCCGCTGGTTCGTGCACCCGTCTCGTACTTTTTTAGCTCCTTCCAAAAACATGGCAGCCCGTTGTAGATCACCGGTCGTCGCAGTCCGGATCGCTTCTTTTAAGCGTTCCATCACTATTTGCCTGCCTGTAAGCGGCATCCATGGCCTCGCAGAGGTTTCGGTAGCAGGTTACCGAGCCTCCACAAGAACAGAACCATCCCACGTCTGTGCTGTAAACACTCACCATCAGTGCGCCTCATCCCAAGTTTTGCCGATGGAGACTTCAGCTAATGCGGGGATCTCCCCAAGCCATCTGGCCTCAGCTGCCTCCATCACTTGTTTTAAAACGCCAGCCCACTCTTGAGCTGCGTCTTCGCGAACCAACAGCAAAATTTCATCATGTACTGCGGCAGCAATACGCACAGTGTCTTCACCGGCAACCTTGACCAGAGGCCAGAGACTCCCGAGTGCACACTTGAGGATTGCGGCACCTGCTCCCTGGATCGGTGTATTACACCGGACGGTCAGCCGGTTCATATCCCCGTGTAAAAAACGACGCATACCCGACACGGGGATTCTGATCTCCGCCGACATACCAAACGTGTCCTTTTCGGCTTCAGCCGCATTGGACTGCTGCCACTTGGCTATGCCGTCAAACTTTTTAAGCCACTTTTGCCTGATCTGCGCTGCTTCTTCCCGCGTGATCGTGACGCCGTTGCCCCCTGCGTAGTTCCGCAAACCTGTCGCGCCCGATCCATACAGCAAACCGAAGTTGGCTGATTTTGCGATCTGCCGATCACAACCAAGCGCATTGGCAGTAACGGTGTGCGGATCTTCCCCCGCCTGGAACGCAGTGGTCATCCGCTCGTCTTGAGCCACAGCAGCAGCCAAACGAAGCTCCATTTGGCCGAAGTCAGCGTCCACCAAAACCCAACCATCCGGCGCTTCAACGCAGTTTCGGAACTGCTTGTCACGAGGAATCTGCTGGTTGTTCGGTTTGATGCAAGACATACGCCCCGACTCCGCACCAAGCTGCATGTAGCTCGCCCGCACGAAACCCTCGGAGTCCATTTTTTCCTGGATCGAGTTGATCATCTGCCGCCGCTTCTCAGCTTTTTTCCACGACAGGTAGATCTGAACTACCTCATGGTCAGCAGCGTAAGCACGCAGCACCTGCCTAGAAGCACTCGGCTTCCCGTTGGCGTCAACAGGCGTTTCCTTCAAAACCAAAGCAAGTTTTTCTAAGAGCTGCTTAGGGCTGTTGAGGTTGAAACCCTTGTACCGCTTGGTGCCTTCTCGCAGCTTGCCCTCATCCTTGGAACGAAGGTTGAAACTGCCGTCGTCGTCACGAGGAAGCTTTTCTCCCTCAGGCAACGCTTCATCCAACAGTCGTATGAAGTCCTTAGCCAGCTCTTTGATGTCGTGCTCGTAATCGACCTTGCGTTGCTCCAGGTTCTTGGCGTTCCAGGGCAAACCGGTTCTCCACATCTGCGCCATGGCAGGCAACGCCCTGCACTCCAGCGTGTAAGCCATGCTGAGTTGATGCTCCTCTAGCCGCCGCTTGATAACGGGGTCAAGATCCATCAATGCGGCAACGTCATTAGCCGCGTACTCCAGCTGCTCCTTAGACAGATCTGGGTTGCCCCAGTCAGATTTTTGCTGATCCTTTGGCAGATCTACGTCGAGGTAGCGCTTTACGACATTGGCGAGGCCGTGCTTCGAGTTAGCGATGCCATTGGTGAGAAGTCGGCTGGCCAGCATGGTGCAACCAATCCACCCACGCGGATAGATGTCGTGTTCTTGCAGCCACCCAAGGTCAAAGACAGCGTTGTGGGCCAGCCAGAATCTGTCTCCGTTGTTGAAAAAGCGCCGCAAACAGTCCCAGTCGCTTTGATCAAGTTGAAAACAATCGATGAGGACAACAGCTTCGCGCACAGCACACCCCAGCTGTAAAAGCCGAAGCTTGCCCTTTTCAGGCTGAAGCCCCAAAGTCTCTGTGTCGAAGCAGATGGACACCGCAGTGTCTATCTCTTTCAGGTGCTCTATTCCGTGAAAAATTTCAAAGGTCATTGGTTTCCTCCATGACACGACGTTCGTAGATGCTGAGAAGGTCTGAGCACTTCGAGGCTTGCTCGTGATTGCCCAGCGCAATAAAAATTCGCTGCCTGGCGCGTTCCCACCGCAGAGCTTCGGGCAGAAGATTTGTAGGAACGCGGGTGCCAGCAGGAGAGTATTTGTTGCCGAGAAGTTTGGCTTTAATGCTCATTTGATGCTCTCTGGATAAGCGACACCGAAGTCAAGCCACTCCCCTTCAGGAAGCAACTCTCCGGTTTCAGGGCATGGTGCGTACCAGCCGCCTTCATCCAGCTCCCACCCAGCGGCGGTGCGGATGTCGTAAACGCGGCTCTCCTCGGCCATTGCAGCTTCAACGCTGGCGAGGTGCTCGTACCAAGTGGGGCAAGTCTCCAACATGCGGAGATTTTCTTTCGCCCTGTAAAGGGCTGCTGAGGCAGACATGGGTGGTCCTTGTGTAAGTTTTAGTGTAGCAGAATACCTTAGAGGTATTCGTTGTAGAAGGCGCTGCCAGGTCCATACCTGGCAACGATTTCTGGGAAAGCCGACAATACACGATTCCGGTGAACCGGGTCCGCTGCAAGGGCGGCTTCGGCCAGCTTACTCATGAACGCCCCACCGTAATGGTGGGCCGTCCTGATGCTAGCCACGGTTTGTTTTTCGGTCACAGCTCTGTGAACTCTGTGAATAGAGTAGCACACTATTAACCGCCGTCAACCAAGCTCATCACGGATTTGCTTGTAATCTGTTTGCTGCGTCATCTTTTCACGAAGATCCGAGTAATCCGAGTCTTTAGGAAGAACAAAATCTCTGCTGAGATTGTAATAAATAGCTTCACACGCAGGACACTTAGAAAGTTTGTCTTCACGTTTTTCTGTTTTTAGCCCGTACTGCCTAGGTTCAATACCCGAAGTATAGTTAAATGTCCTAGCCATTAACGCACCAAACTCCGTAGAAATTAAGTATTTTTTGTTTAATAAATTTTTATATAATTTTTCTTCTTTTGTAACCGTGCCGCTAGGAATAAGATCGTGTAATGGGATAGAATTTATATAATTTATGACAAAGCTGCCATTGAGACTTCCATATCTTGCTGATCTATACAGCGCAGGATTGTTTATTAACCTAACAGCTCCTTTAAGAAATAAATTATATTGATAGGATTTTGGAGATGATTTTCGTACAAATGTTTTACCTGTACTGCTTACAGCTTTGGTTTCTTTACCGTAAATGTGGTTCTTATACCTAAAAAGAATCCCTCTTCTGTCTATGAACTCATAATCGTACTCTCTTGAAAATACAGCGAAAGTGGGATCAGGGTAGTTTTTGGGATCAACTATCCAATCCCAATTACTAAATTCAGGCGGGATTTCCCACTTATTTGTCTCAGGGTTGTAAGTAAGCTGAGGGCGCATAATCCTCGAAATGAAGGTTCGGTGGATTAGTGCAGGGGTTGCGTGGCCAGACGCACCCCCACACGTTTTTACATCCATGCCGAGGCTAGCACGGACTAGCCCATTGTGCTATTGCATCAGTCCCAAGCGTTCCAGGCATCATCCCCCTTAAGTACGTGAGAACTGTCCGAAATATGCACTTCCGTTGCACTGGAAGGGTTCTTAACCGGAATCGTTTTTCCGGAAATAGGTTTTTCCGAAAAAGGAACGGGCTCATCAGTCTTATTCCGGAAATTTGCATTTTCGGAAACCTCATTCCGCTTTAAACCCGTTCCAGGGGAAGAGATCTTGTTTTCTCGGACAGAATCCAACGACTCCCCACGCGCGTGAGAGCGCTTAGAGAAAGGCTCTGGTCCGTACTCACCAGTCGCGCGGTAATACGTCGGGTTCCTGCCTTTTTGCTTTGGGAGGTTCGCAGGAGGAGCGCATTTTTTGATGACCTTGTGGGCTTTAAGGGTTTTCAGCACATACTCCAGCCCGTTTTTTCTGTGTACGCCGCCTAAAACCTCGTCTTCCACCAGATCCCGCAGGCAAACCACTCGTTTTGTCCTCCGCATCATCTCCAACACATCGCGCATGAGCTGGTTCGGCGTTGGCAGCTTGACGGTGTTCTCGGTTTCGGGAACCTCGCCGATCTTGTAGGTGAAGTCCCCCATGAGGCTGAACACCATTCGGTGCCCCTCGCGGCCATCTCGTGACTTCTCCACGGTGATGAGCCTGGAGTTAATTGGAACGCCCATCTCCACCGTCGTTTCGGCAGGGATCTTCTGCATGTTCCAGGTCTCGTCTACAGCCGCCTTGATAGCGCTGGTGCCACGGAACCCACCGTTGCGGTTGTTGTGGTGGATAACAATGATCGTGCAAGCTCCGAAGTCCTGCCCGTTACGCCGCGCCAACCGCTTTAACGGCAGCGCATACTCCCGACGATTCTCTTCGTAAGGGTTGGAGTCGTTGCAGCCGTCAAGACTGTCAATCACGATCAGGTCGTACTTACCAGGGGTATAGACATCTTTGTCATCAACACCCCCTCCCTGGATCTTGCAGAACCGGCGGAACCACTGCATGTCCCACTCACCTACAACATCCACGCCTGAGTTAACGCCAATGGCATCAAACTGCCGCCGCACAATCCGTTCGCTCTGATCACCGTTTAACCAAAGGCAGCGACCCTTCGGCAGTTTCTCCAACGCCCCATAAACCTCAAAAGGTTTGGCCTGGCTGATGTGCTTACAGAGCGTCTGACACATTGCAGACTTACCCGTGCCGCCATCGGCGTGAACTAACAACAGCCAAGGTTTCGGAAGAATACCTGGAATGATGTATTCAAAGTCAGCATCATCCAGATCCGTCAAATCTCTGGCCTGGTACTCGTTATTCCGCTTGAACGTCAGGTGCGTATCAAGCAAACGATCAACCGCCGCAGCGCCTTCACGATGCCGCCCAGCTTCAGCAGCCAAAGCAGTCTTGGCCTGATCAAGCAGCGCAGGGTTTTCGATAGTCCGCTCTAGCTCTTCCGCCCGCGCGAGAAGTTCCTCCCCCGAGAGATACTCGACCCTGTACTTGAGCGGCATCGATTCGATCTCTTCCACCAGCTGTGTAAGACCGTCCCTTTGAAATCGGGTCCGCTTCGGATCTACAGAATCCGCCTCTTTGATCAGCGTGCCCAGGCCAAGTCCGGTTCCCCTAAACCCTGCCTCCCAGCGATCACGACAAGGGTTCTTACCGTCTTCCCAGTCATAGGAGTATTCGGCATCCCTACGACTCCACTCTTCCCACAACTTGAGCCCGTCCTCATTAGGAAGCTCACTATTGATCGTCGCACCAATCTCCCACCAAAAGCGCTCGCTGTAAGCACCTTTGGGCTCAATCACACTCAAACAACTTCGAGCAATCGCGATCTTTTCTTCCCTGGTGCGATTCTTGTATCGAGAATCTTTTAGCTGCCGCCCAGATTCAGTCTGCCTGCGCTTGCGGTGCTCCTCGCGCATCCGCTCAAGCAACCACTCAGGGGCTTCAGGCACAGCACCAGCATCCCCATGGAACGTGTACTCACCGCCCTTCGGGTAAGCACCACAGATAACGCCTTGAGCCCCCCAAAGAACCTCCCAACCTTCACGCCCCGCAGCTACGTGACTAAGTGAATCAACGCAAAGCCAATCGTCCTCTGGAACGTAAAAGAGGAACTTGGCTGCATTGCCTTTAGGGGACACAACCCTAGGAGCTTTCTCTAGATCAGCCCCCCACTTCTCTTGGATCGCTCCAAGGTTGTAGTCCACATCAAAAATAACGAGGCCCTTTGAATTTGCCCCGGTGTAAACGCCCACAGCCTTAAAAACTTCAGGGCTCTTTTCGATATAGATCGCAGTTAGCTCAGGTGAAAGAGGCTCACGAGAGGCACGGCCAAGCGGTGATTTACCGCAAGCCACGCCACCTTTAGGCATTACGTGCCCTTGGGCGTAGATCGGTGCAGTTGCCCAGTGCTTGGGCAAAGTGCGTGCAAAAGCAGCTAAATCCATTTGCTACAATACAAGTGTCGAGTTTTGGTATTTGCCCCCAGATGCCTTTCAAGCTCTGGGGGCTTTTTCATCCTACCGCACTTGACACCTGCTGCCACCGTGCTACATTTGAAAAGCACCGGGCGATACGCCCACAGCAACTTCTACATGCCTTTCCTCTCTCAGAAAGCCCGATCAGCCGTAACTACCGGCACAGGCGGCGGTTACCTGAACCCTTCCAAAATCCAATCCGGCAACAGCGTCCGTTTTGCTCTGCTCAACGACCAGCCTCTTGAGTTCTATGAGTGCTGGGGCGAAGACGCATCGGGCAAACCCCAACCCTTTCGCTTTGCCCAAGACCCCAGCAGCGAAGACATCGAAGCCGAAATGGGTCCCGAGTACAGCCGTCGCATGAACCGCGAAGGCACTGCCCCCGAAGCAGTCAAATTCGCCATTGCTGCCCCGGTCTATAACTACGAGACCGACGCGGTGCAGATCTTGCAGCTCTCTCAGAAGAGCATCATCAGCGAACTCGACGGCATCTCCCAAATGGAGGACTACGCCAACCTGCTGGAGCACGACTTCGTTCTTGGCAAAGAGGGCAACGGTTTGGACACCAAGTATTCACTCCGCCCAGTGCCCCGCAAAAAAGACAGCGACAAAACCATTCAAGCTGCCTGGACCGAATCCTTAGAAGGTGGGTTCGACATTGAGCGTCTTCTGACCGGCGCAAATCCGTTCAAAGAAGGCTGATCGGCGCGGCAGGACTAGGGCCGACTATCTCCCGAAATCCTGCCTGCCCGTAATCAATATCGGAACTGCTCGGGCCAAGCGGTTCTAAATTGCAGTTATTGATTGCAGAAGCAGGGTTCCAGTCTAGGAATAGCGGTGGTGCCAGGGTGTGAAGTTCCAATGGGCCGCTATTAAGGCAGGACCGTCCGTAAGTCCGCTGTTATTTAAGGGGTGCATTATGTGTGCACCCCATTTTTAATGACTATCTATGACTACAGATGATCACCATTGATAACAGAAGACACAAGCTACTAATTGATAAGAATGTCAGACAAGCTTAATCGCCTTAATAGATGTATAGTTTGAAAATCACTAGAAAGTCTATGTACGGACAGCTCCAAACTCGCTCTTGGAACGGAACCCCAATCCCCCGCCGCACCCCTGATGGCTACATAAACGCGACTGCTATGGCCAAAGCCAGCGGTAAGCAGTGGAATAACTATTTCCAAACTGATCGCACTACCACCTACATGGAGGCTTTGTCAAGAAACCTGGGAATCCAGGTAACTTCTCTTTACACCGCCAAGCCTGGAGAGGGGACGTGGATTCACGAACGCTTGGCGGTGGATTTTGCTCGTTGGATTAGTGCTGATTTTGCGGTGTGGATGGACGCCTGGTTTTTGGAGGAGGTGAAGGGCCTATCTCAAGTGCAAAACACTCAGCCTGTCCTTGCTCCCACGGTGCTGGACACCGTTGACCGCAGCATCAATTTGCTGGAACGTCTTGGCGGAGTAGACGAGCGGGCTCAGATGTTGCTGCGTGATGTCGTGCTTAACACGGCGGTTAAATCAGCAGGCGGCTCTGTTGCCGCGCTTAAACCTGCTGAGGATCTAACACTTTCAGAAAAACTTATTGAGTTAAACTGCCCATCGCATAAAGCAACTCAATTAGCTACAAAAATCGGCAGACAGATTAAAGCGATATACAAAAACGAAAACAAAAGAGATCCAAAAACTCAAGACCAATTAGTCGGGGGCAGACGTTGCGCGGTTATGTGTTATGAGCAAGATTTTTTACGCGAACACGAAAAAGAGTTACAAGCATTCATCCAAGAATTTATTTAGTTGACTAATGCCTGTTGATAACCAAAATGCACTAGCGGGATTACGCCGCTGGACCCTGGAACGTGACGACTCTGGTCCGCATCGCGTGTACCGAGATGAACGAGGCAACACCTACGCCTCCGTCACCCACATACTCAAGGAAACCTCACCTCAATGGCAGAAAGATGCCCTGGACCGTTGGCTTGAAAGACCCACTGCTGCCGCTGAGCGCGACATTGCTTGTCAGCGGGGTACTTTGGCGCACGATCACGCGGAATATGTCCTCAAGACGGCAGCAAAGCTGGCTCGAAACTCTGCGAACAAGCGAGGAAGCTGGAGGACTGGAAATGACGGCCTGGAACGTGCTCCAAAGGGAATCACTAGCTGGGCAATCGAAAAGGCGATCCAGGGGGCTCCTAGGGTCTCCTGGAGCGCTTCTGGCTACGCCCGAGGTCTACGGGCTTGGATCGGAGACAACGTAACGGCCATCCACGCCGTCGAGTTCTCCATCCACGACCCCCGAGGCTGGGCTGGAACGGCAGACGCTCTTATCGACCTAAACGGCACCCTCTGCATCGCTGACTGGAAAACCAGCGTTAACGCCAGAAGTGAAGCAATGTTGTCTAACTACATCTGTCAGGCTGGAGCGTATTCCCTGGGACTCCAGTCCCTGACTGATTTAAAGCCGAAAAGCGGAGCCATTGTGGTGGCCCGTCGAAGCGGAGCCCCGCAAGTGCGCTTGCTAAATGAGCTAGAATTACGTGGGGCGGAGTGTCAATGGCTAGAGAGGATGAGCCTGTACAAGGCCCAACAAGCGCTAAAGAACTAGAAGAAGCCCTGGAACGTCTGTACACAGGCCAGTACAACGTGGCAGTTCAAGCCCAGGGACTAAATATGCCCCTGGAACGCTTGAAGCAGGTTTTCAACCGCTACGTCGCTGATCGCCCTCTTGGTTAGGCGCTGGACCGAATCCATGTAAGCGGGCAGCCGCTACAGGACTGCCCATCTCTGCGAGATCTAAGAATGCCTGCCTAAGCGATAGATATTGCTGGGACGTAAGCCATAAGGTCATCCCGCATTCTTTGAAGTAGTAGGACTTAGGTTGCTTCATTTTTCCTGGCTCCATTCATACTTATCCACCATGCGATTACAGCCCTGGCACGTAACCGCGCACCACGAGAAGTGGTAGACGCGCGTCGTGTTTCCGCAGTAAGAACAGCGGATAAGGCGTCCATTTGAGCTGGCACGAGTCCAGCGCGTGACAGGCTCCCACCCCTGGTCCGTAGACAAGGCGGGAGCATCACCGGTCAAGCGATTTGGAAAGTAGGTCATTTTTAGGATGGAACGATTAGGTGTGAGACAAAAATCTCACTGCTCGTGAGACAAACCACCCATACGGGCGAGCCTTTCATATTCACGGATAAGGCGTGCATAATCCTGCACGTTGCCAGCCTGGAACGCATCAATCAGCAACTGGCGCGTCATCCGCATCAGCGCGTCCCGGTCCTCAAAGCTGATCGCTGGAACGGGCTCTACCTCCAGCTTCGGATCTTCCGCTTCCCGCTGAACGTCAGCGTTATCAACGTCACGGTAAGCCGTTGCTCTGCTCACCCCATACTTTCTCTGGAGCGTGGCCGCGACATCGGCGGGCTTCAACCCCATATCAAGCAAGCGCTTTGCCAGCTCTTGTTGAGTTTTTAGCTGTTCGCTGGAACGTTTCATCAGCCGATCACCTCCCAGTCAGCGTCGTCGAGCTGATCGAACGCGATCGTTACGACGGTCTCCGCTTTACCTGGTCCGAACTCCGCAGGGCACGAAACCCCCGGCGGGTAGAACACAGCCGGACTGACCTGGATCAGATCATCAACGATTGCAGTGATGCGGATTTCTATCTGGTCCGTGCTGTGCGCTCGGATGACCTCCACATCTTCTATCTGGAGAATTTCGCTCATGGGTGTTGAGTACGAATTACTGTGCTACGGTAGCACCAGTTCACCCAAAACACCAATGTTCCTTGGTCCGATCATCAAAACCCGTTTTCTTGGCCCCACCAACCACCGCCAAGCCCGCATCAAAGCAACGCACAAACGCGACTCTGAAGTCACCTGGAGCGTCACCATAAATTGGCACTACGGCTCAACCGCTGAAGAGAACCACTACAACGCGGCGTGCGCCCTAATGCGGAAGGATGGATTCTTCTCTGGCCCGTTCACCGTCGTCGGTCGCGGCCACGATCACGACGCCTACTACTGGCTCGTAAGCGTGGACACTACTGCAGCACAAGAAGCCATATAAGGAAAGAGCCCCGTTAGGGGCTTGTTAGGTAGAACCCGCCGGATTCCCACACGATTGGGGAATCCCAGGGTCTGTCGTCGGTAACGATCCAGGAGTAGTACTCCCCCTGGAGCTTCGGCATAAGTTCGCCGTCTCGGATAAGTTCGCCCTGATACTCTCTGCTGATCCACTGATCAACGAGAGCTTCGAGGTCTAACGGTGTGTCGTCGTCTAATTGATAGATACGCACCCAACCGGAAGCGGGATTCTCTATGCACAGACGAGCCCCAATTGCTGGGGCGTCGTGTGCTAGTGGACTCCAGAAACTGTGGATGTTTTGGAGTTTCATGTGTGCGTGGAGCCGTCGGGAAGGATTGCGCCGTGCAAATTGCAGTGGGGCAGAGTGCCCTCAAGCACAACCCCGAAGTTTCCGCCGTTCTCACGACACACGAAACGGGCAGAGCGGAGCAGATCCATCACTGGCTGCCCCGTTTGTATGCTCCACAGGCTGAACCTGCGGTGCTGCTGCATGGTCAACGCGTCGAACACATCATCATCGATTTGATTTGTGTTCGGGTTGATCAGAGGGAGAGACCACATAATCACTCTTCCGTGTACCCGTCAAACCATTCCCCGTCTTTGCGGGTTGATGGATCTTTGCAGTGTGCCTGGGCTTCCTCAAGGCTTAAGCCTGTGAGCACTACCCGGTTGCTTTTGTGTTGTCCTGGCGCGTAGAAACGCACGATTGAATAAGTAGTCATTGAATGAACAGATCAAAGGGACTGCGGGTGACTACAGAATCGGAGCTTACCGGCTCCAACCTGTAGTAATACTCAGGGCGTATGCGCTGGAGCTTCCCGAGGAAAGCCTCAGCGCTTGCCCGTGATCTGGGGCGGCCAACGGTCAGCCACCCCAGGCCACCAGCGGCGGGAGTG